GTGTGCTATATCAGTAGTGGTCATCCCAGTCTTATACATTATCTCTTTAAGATATATCTCTTTAGTCTTTTTGTGTATAGAAACTAAAGTAGCTGCATTAGGGTCATTGGAAAATCCAAAGTCCATCCCTATTCCATAGAAGTCACCATTTGAATCAAAGCTCTTAAGCTCCCAGTTCTTAAAGATAACTCCTTCTGAAGTTTCTCTCCATCCCCCTAGTATCTGTGCCTTGTATTCCTCTGGTCTTTCTACTTTCATCTTCTGTATATTATCCACAAATGTAGTATCCAAGTGTTTTACATTATCTAGGTATGTAGTATGTATATAAGTAGTGTCTTCTTTAGTAGTGTTTTCCCCTCCTTTAAGCCCTCTTTTTTCAAAGAACCTCTTGTATATCCAGTGAACCTTAGTTGTTGGATTTAATACCATTATAACTCTGTTTTGAGCGTCTTTACTTCTTACAGATAAATCAATCTTATCAAATAACAGTTCGTCTGTCATTTCTTCTGCTTCATCTAATACCCAAGTGGTAATACCATTCAAAGATTTAAGAGCTGCAGTTTGATTCCCTGCACCAGTCTTTAATCCTCTAAAGTATATTTTATTCCCAGTAATCTTATTAGTGATATCTGTCTTATTTACTATGAAGTCTTGAGTCAAATTTAACATCTCAATCTTTTCTACCATCTCTGGTATAATAGAAGTTGAAGCACTTGCCATAGTGAAACGAGTATATAAGATGTTGTGCCCAGTTTCGTAAGTAGTTAACAAGCAAAAAGTAGATACACTAAAAGACTTAGATGAACCACGTCCACCAGTCAATAGAAAGTATCTACTATCTTTTCTAAATAAAGGTTTGTATTTTTTAGCTAATTTCATTATAATATATGGATTCCTTCTAAACATTCTAGAGCGTCCTCTCTTGAAGTGAACTCTGCTATTAGGTCGTGACTATCTCTATCTACTAAGAGCCATCTGGTAGGACTCATTTCTAGTACTCTATACATCTTCTTCTTCTGGTTCATCATCCTCAAAAGATACTAAGTCCTTTAAGCGTATATTAATATCCTGCTCACCAGTCACATTCATATCTATTTGCTGTGTAGGCATCCCTGCTCTATACTTAAAATATAATTCTATTGCTCTCTGGTCACCGCTTTCAATTCTCTCTAGTAATTTCTGAGTAACTATATATTAACATCTATTGCGTCATCTAAGAACTGTCTTACGTTTATCAGCTCTCCTTTTGTTGGGCGTCCTGCTCCCTTTCTAGCTCCACCCCATCCGTTCTTGTTTGCCATAACTTGAAATTTCTTGAATTTGTTTAATTTTACTACTTTTTGTTTAGATTTACTTCTTTTATTATATAAACTGGTGCAACAAACATAGATAACCTTACTTTGAAAAAACCTTGGTCACTATTGAAATTAACTTGGAATTTATAATCATTAGGTTTTCTGTTGATTTCTGTTACCACTGATTCTATAGATGCTCCTGCTCTTATCTTAGCTAATACTACTGACTTCTTGGATATACTAATACCTTTCCATCTACTATATACAGAACCAAGTGCGGTAATTTTTACATTTGTGAATCCATATTTAGCTAACTTTTTAGGGAGTCTTTTCATATGCTGAGCTCTTGGCTTCTTACTAAAGCTCTCGTATACTTCTTCTAGGTACTCCAACTCTTGCTTCTCTTTTACCTTTAGAGTTCTTTTACCTTCTGTTGGAGCTATCTGAGCTGATATTGATACTGAGAATGCTACTACTAATAATAATACTACTTTTTTCATTTTGAGTTTGTTTTAAATTATTTAATTATTGCTTACTTTTTAGATACTTAATCAAAGCTACTCTAGCTATTGGGAACATCATATCATCGTTACCAGATTGTGGTTTCATTAATATAGTTTCACCGTGTCTAACATTGAATATATCGTGAGTCAATTCGTGCCAGATTATAAACTTCTTTTCGTTCTCTGTCATTCTATACATTAATGGAGTTAATAGTACATCCACTTGTCTATCATCATCCATACCCTCAGCTCTACCTAGTACTCTAGTCATCCAGAAGCTAGGTTCTTCTTTAACAGTCCATCTAATTTGAGCAGGTACTCTTATTCCGTTTTCCTCTAAGGTATTTATATACTCTAATACATACCCTCTGTACTTAGGCTCTATGAATTCTAAGTCTATAGCAGGTCTTAATGTCATAAGTACCATTGCTATTATTGATACTCCTATTCTTACTACTGTTTGACTGTTGTTGTTCATCCTTTTATTTAAAAACAAGAAGGTATCTACTTAGCGGCTTTGAAGTTATATGCTTTAGCTATTGCTTTAATACGTTCTAAGGCTTCTAATCTATTTTGTGATGGTATTGTGTCCATAACAGCTAAAACTTCCTTAGAAAGCTTCTGTGTGTCTTCTTTGTATTTCTGGTATTCTAATTCTTGTATTGTCTTATATAGTTTAGTCTTAAATATACTGTCTAGTACTGTACAAGTTTCTTTGTCATTCATAGCAACCCAGTGTTTAATCTTCTTGGTGTGATAGACTGCATTAGAGTGCTCTTGGTTAATCTCTTTAGCTGCTTCGTGATGTGTATAGTATCCTTGAGCTGCCATATAGTAATAGTAAGCTCTTGCTTGTACTACTTTCTTTTTTCTAGATACTTCTGCTATGTTTACGTCTAGGGAGAACTCCACAGCCCTTCTTATAGACTGTAGAGATAATCCTTTTCTTAGTGTTCTACTCCTCTTCATTGTCTTCTGTAAATTTTAATTCATCTGGTACTTTCATTGATGCGTTAAAGCCGTTTGACATCTCCCAAGCCATTAGAGCTAAGTTTACTCCTTGAGCTACTTCGTATTCATCTGCTAGAGCTGCATCGTATTGAAGCTGTAATAAAGCCTCTTGGTCTACTCCTAGAGCTAGGTTATAAATTGCTGTTTCATATGCTGTGTCTACTTCTTTTTGATTTAATGACATAATATAGGTTTTATAGGATTATTTATAAAGTTAATTCTTTCTGGTATTGTGATAGGTCTACTAGTTCGTCTACAAAGAAAGCGTTATATAATGCTACTGCAGCTTCTAGTTTGTCCTTTCCTCTTTGGAGTGTTTTCGCACTTGCTTTGAATACTCCTATATCTGTAGTGAACTTATTAATCACCAACCAGTAAAAGTCTGGAACATTAAACATTTGAGTATAAAGATAAGCTTGTAGGTCATAGTCATAAGCATCTATAGTATCTGCGAAGCTGTTAGACATCTTACCGTCTACTACTACGTCTTTAAGGTCATCTATAGTGGTTTTAACGTCTGCTACGTATTCACCCTCCTTTAGGATATCTGCTTTAGCTCTTACTGGGATACCTAATACCTCTTTAAGCATTGGAATCTCATTCTCTGCTCCTTTCATAAAAGAAACACATTTAGCATTTTGCAAGAAAGCTGAGCTTATTCTATTACACATATATTGCTCTTTTTTAGTGTAGGTATTGGAAGCTCCGTTTTGCTCCTTAGCTAGTTTCCACTTAGTAGTGTTTTTAGATGATGTATCTACAAAGGTGAACTGGTCGTATTTGTTCGGTTCTAGTATCTGAGTGTGGATTAACTTTCCATCTCTTAGAGCTTGTGTTTCCTTATCATCCTGCTTCTTTAATTTGTGAGCAAACCATTTAGGTGATTTTAAAAGGTATTTAAGGGAACTGTAACTTAGCACCTTGTCCATCCCTAGGTGTTCATAGTAAAAAGTGTCATCGTACATTGAGTTGATATACAGCTCTCTCTCTACTGTTGTGTGGTCTAATAATTTAATTGTCTTTGCCATTGTGTTTAAGGTGTTATCTATTGTTAGTTGCATTGGTTTCGTTTAAGAAGTCAATATCAAATTGGTCTAATTCTACGTAGTTGTCGTCTGTGAATTCGTTGTACATAATTTAAGGTTTTAAAGGTTTATAATGTTACTGTGAAATTGTTGATTAATTGGTTGATAATAAGGAATGCTCCTAGTGTTATCATAACCACTGCTGTGTACTGTTGTCCTAAAGTTAGGTTCTGGTTTAATTTGTTGTTGAAGTTTTTAATAGTTCTCATAATATTTGGTTTTAATGTGGGCTTCGTTGCCTCTGTTTCTGTTTTACACTACAAAGATACAAGGTTAATATATACCCTGCAAGTTTTTTTTCACTTTTTTTATTTTTTGATTATTTAATTATTGCTGTCTTCTGTCGTACCTATCACCTAATAATATAAGTCTTCTACCGTTGTGAGTTACCCTATACTCTCCAGATATATAACCTAGATTAAGCATTCCTTCAAACTCAAAACTCCAATCTCTTTTAACTTTAGAAACCCTATTACCTTGTCTGTCGATATCTTCTACTACATAAGTACCGTCATAGTTAAAAGTATACCATCTTCTGTTACCGTCTATGAATCTTCTACTCTTCCAAACTCCTATTACATTAATATCTAGGAATAAGTCTGGGGAAACTTCTACTATTTCTGTTACTGGTACTTCTACGAATACTGTTTCACCTTCTGTGATGACATTTTCTTCTGTGCAGGATAAAAATAATCCCATTGCTAATACTAATACTACTGTTTTAATTGCTTTCATAATTTTGATTTTTAAGTTGTTCTACGTCTGTTTATTGTTTCTCTAAAAGATGGTTTAAGAATTGGTTTCTTTTCTACTGTTTCTTTTCTCTTTGCTAATCTACTTTCTGTTTTTGTTATCATATCTATTTGTTTTGGTTTTCTAAGTATATCTCTAGTGATGCTAAGGCTCTCCAAGCTACTTTTGATAAGTGTAATATTCCGTCATCATCCATAGGGTCTATACTGTGGTCTATTAGGTGTCTTACTAGAGCATCTTCGTTATCGTTACTTTTACTCTTATCCCAGTGTA